TATATCGCAGACGCTGCTCGGGCTTCTTCCCCGGCCCTGAGCGCTTCTCGGATGTCCGGAGCAGCAGCCCTCTGATAAAGAGCCAAGCACTCTGGGCATCTCCGAATAAAATGACGTAAGAGAAGGTGGTATATGAAATCCATCCGAAAACGTCGATCGCGGACGGAGGGGCGCGGGATAGAAGTACCCTTCCGCATTATTCAGTCGGGGGCGGGGGCGGAGGAAGATCATGCTAATTGACCCAATATCGATAATGCTCTTTATCGTGGCCCTTGTGGCGGTTACACAATGACCGCTGAAGTCGTGCCGCTAAAAGATGACAAGCTTCCCCGTTACCGCATCAAACTCCACGAGGTTGAGCTGGTGTGGGGTCACGGCGACATCTGGGTGATCCAAGGCGTCGGAGAGACGAACGTACAGCAGCAGGTCAAGAAAGATATCTTCTTGGCCGCATACGAACCGGTTGAAGGTGATGCCCAAGAAACTTAAAGATAACCACCTTGTTGCGGCGCAGGCGTACCTGACTAACGGTTTCGTCAAATCTGAGGCTATGCGCACGGCGGGGTTCTCCGAGCAAACTTGTAAGTCCCGGGTGGGGCTGGTGTTCGATCGGGAGGATGTCAAGGCTTATATCGCCGAGGCCCAAGCTGAAGCTGCTAAGAAGTTTGAGCTGGATCAGGACTGGATCGTCCGGCGACTGATGTCTCTGGCAATGGCTGGTGAGACTTTGGCCAAGTTCAAGGTTGTACAGGCGGACGGGTCTTTGATGTGGGATTTCTCCGGCGCCACTGAGGAGGAGCTGTCAGTCGTTACCGAGCTTGGGGTGGAGTTCTACACCGAAGGCCGGGGCGAGGACTCGGTGGAAGTTAAGAAGTTCCGGGTGAAGCATCCGGACGTCCACGCGGCTTTGGTCTCGCTGGGTAAGCATCTTGGGATATTCACCGACAAGGTGGAGATAGCGGGCGGTTCCTTGGAGGATCGCATCACTGCCGGTCGAGCACGTGCCTATGCGGAAGCAGACGAGAAAACTGTACATTAATTGAACACGTCGGGCTGATATGGCTATAAAGTGAGTTTTAATTGAACACGTCGGGCTGATATGGCTATAAAGTGAGTTTTAATGCACATAAGTAGGGATAAAGTGGGTTTTAAGGTACACGCCCGAGGGGCGAAGCCGGGGTCGTAAACGATGTTTTATCAAACCCTGACGAGGGCAAGATGCCATAAACGATGTTTTATCAAACCCTGACGAGGGCAAGATGCCATAAACGATTGTTTAGGGGAGCTACGTGCCCAATCTAACGCCTGATGAACAGCTAGCCGATGCACTGGCGGACTTTGTGTGCGATCCCTTAGGGTATGTCATGTTTGCGTTCCCTTGGGACACGAACAAGGCTATCCAGCTGGTTGAATTGCAGTCCCCCTACAAGGAGCGCTTCCCCGGCTGCAAATGGGGTCCGGATGTGTGGGCCTGTGAGTTCCTCGACGGCGTGCGGGATGAAATCCTTGAACGACGGTTTGACGGTCATACAGCTGTAGGACCTATACAGATGGCGACGGTCTCCGGCCATGGCATCGGCAAGTCTGTGCTGGTGGCGTGGGTGATCAAGTTCATCATGGACACACGCCCACGGTCAGTCGGGACAGTCACCGCGAACACTGCCGAACAGTTGAAGGCCAAGACATGGGCGGAGCTGGGGAAGTGGCATAAGATGTCTATGACCGCCCACTGGTTCAACTACACCGCTGGCCGGGGGGCAATGCGACTGGCCCACAAGGAGCATGAAGAGGACTGGAAATGCACGGCCCAGACCTGCAGGGAGGAAAACTCGGAAGCGTTTGCCGGGCAGCATGCGGCGTCGGCTACGTCCTTCTACATCTTTGATGAAGCCTCCGCGGTGCCAGACAAGATTTACGAGGTCCGCGAGGGTGGTACCACTGATGGGGAGCCGATGATCTTTGACTTCGGCAACGGCACCAGAAACAGTGGGCGCTTCTATGAGGAGTGCGCAGGCCGCTTCCGGCACCGCTTCAAGGTCCGGTCCATTGATAGCCGAGACGTGGCGATCACCAGTAAGGATCGCATTCAGGAGTGGTTGGAGGATTATGGGGAGGACAGCGATTTCTTCAAGGTTCGCGTCCGGGGCATGTTCCCTTCTGCCGGGTCGCTCCAGTTCATATCCACCGACGACGTGGAGGAAGCCCAGAGCCGAGAACTGGTTGAGGATAGGTATGCCCCCCTCCTCATTGGCGTCGATGTGGCCCGCTTCGGAGACAACGAAAGCGTGATATATCCCCGCATCGGCAACGATGCGAGATCGTGGAGAGCTAAGCGTTATCAAGGACTTGACACCGTTCAGCTGACGGGCAAGGTAATTGAGATGGTCAGAGGCTTCCGTTCTCGTGGCGTCCAGTGCGCGGGACTTTTTGTCGATGGCGGAGGCGTCGGGGGCGGCGTAGTTGATCAGTTGAACAACCTTGGCTATAACCCGATCGAGGTGCAGTTTGGAGGTAAGGCGACGAACAAGGACACTTACCGGTTTAAGTCTGACGAGATGTGGGGCAACCTTCGAGACGCCCTGCCCCGGCTATGCCTTCCAGCCAATAACGAGCGGAACGGTAATGATCTCAAAAATGACTTGACCCAAAGGGAATTCGGCTATACCCTGACAGGGAACAAGATACATTTGGAAACGAAGAAGGATATGATCGACCGAGGTGTCGCTTCTCCCGATCTGGCCGATGCGCTGGCCCTGACATTTGCTCAGGACGTGGCGCCTCTGGTTCAGGCTGCCGGGGAGCAAGCTCAGCCGATGTCTGTTGTGTCTGATTACGATCCTTTAGACCCAACGTTTTAGGAGGAAGAAAATGGTTGAGCTGTACTACGACCACCGGGCAAGCTACCAGTATGTGACGGAAACGCTCGGTATGCACTGGGACGAGCCGTTCGCTGAGCGTATGGATGGCGTCATGGGGGTTATGGGGTTGACGCAGGAAGACTTCGACAAAATGGTGCGGGAATACGCTTTTCGGGTATCTACGCTGTTCGACCCGAAGTCCTACAGTTTCTGGGGCCGGATGTTGTTGGGTGTCCGGTTTATTACCGGGTTGCAGTGGACCCCGAAAGTCTAATATGGTTGAAAGTTCTATAGCGCCTGCCCCCGGCATTTTTGAGACTACAACGTCCGCAAGAGCGATGCATTCCTCCAGCAGCTTTCAAATGGGGAAATCGCAGAGAATTTTGTAGAACGCTTGAGACGACGAATAGTTAGTTCTCTGGTGCGTGACCTGACGCGATCAGCCATTAACTAGAAAGAAAAAACTCATGTGCCTTAGCTCCCCTAAGCCCCCGGCTCCGCCCCCTCCGCCTCCGCCTCCTCCGCCTCTTCCCAAGAAGCAGGACCCGCAGGTTAAGGCGTCCCGGGCCAAAGACAGACAACAGGCTGCTCTCGCTGCTGGGCGTGGCAGCACTGTGCTGACCGGTGCGTCTGGGCTGACGACGCCTGCGACAAGGGCCAAGAAGACGGCATTGGGGGCCTAACATGCCAGACGAAACACGTCGCGACTATTATGTACGGAGGTTGAGTGAGATGAAGCTGGAGCAGTCCAGTTTCCTCACTCACTGGCGGGAACTGTCTGAGTTCGTGAAGCCGCGCCGGGGCCGTTTTGATGTCCGGGACGTGAACAAGGGCACGAAGAAGCACGCCTTCATCATCAACAGTCACGCTACCCAAGCGCATAACATCGCTCAAGCAGGGATGTTTGCCGGGATCATGTCTCCTGCTCGGCCTTGGTTTAGTCTAGCCGTGGAAGACACGGACTTGATGCAGTCCCAGCGGGTGAAGATATGGCTGAAGCAGGTCGAGAAAGTTATCCGGGGCATCTTTAACAATTCCAACCTGTACACTATGGCTCCGACGTTAATTGGGGAGGCTCTGCTGTTTGGCACAGGCGCCATGAGCCACGTTGACGACGACGAAAAAGTTGCTCGGTTCTATACCCATACTGTTGGCAGCTACATGGTCGCCCAGAATGACAAGTTTGAGACGGATACTTTTGCCCGCGAGTATATGATGACCGCAGCGCAAATGGCTCAAGATTTCGGGATAGACAATCTGTCGGTAGAAGTCAAGCGTGCCATCTCCACAGGCGCCCTCGGGTCGTGGTTTCCTGTGGTTCAGTTCATTGAGCCAAACGATGATTTCCGTCCCCGTAGCCCCCTTTCGAAACATAAGCCTTTCTCGTCCGTGAGGTTCGAGCCCGGTCGCCGGGAGAAACACGAGTTCCTGTCGGTCAGCGGCTTCGACGAGTTCCCTGTTTATGTTCCACGATGGGCAGTCACGGGAGAAGACATCTACGGCACTGACTGCCCCGGCATGGTTACGTTAGGGGACGTGAAACAGCTACAGATCGAGGAGAAGCGGAAAGCGCAGGCAATCGACAAGAAGGTTAATCCTCCTCTGGGCGGCCCGGCTTCCTTGCGTAATACTACTGTGTCTTCCCTGCCCGGGGGACTGGTGCTGTACGATGGCGACCCCACTC